TAGTCCTCCAGCGGATCTAATCGTGTCGTTAACCAGGTTAACCACCTTGTTGAGCAGCTTCTTGCGGTTCCTGTACCCCCCCGCTCACGGTAACGATTGTAGGCATGATTTGTAAGTTCTACTTTATACTCACGATATCCGTACACCCCGCCCCCTCCTTCGGTATCCATTCTAGCCCTTAGTAAGGGCCATTGCGGCAAATGTTCCGGCATATTTTGTACGCATAAATCCTAGTTCCTTAAGCACCTTCATATAGGCAGTGAGGTGCATTTTTATAGTTTCATGAATTTTATTACCATCTTTTAGTTTTGCGAGTGCCTTTTCAAAATGCGGAAAATAAGTTTCGTCAAACTCGGAATCGTCGTTCATAAATATCCGAATAATAAGGACATCTTCGTCCGTTCCGTTCTCATAAACAGGCTTTAGTTGCTCATTTATGTCCTTCATGGAAAACATATTGTATTCTGGATTGTACCGCTTAACTATATCGTCGACGTAAAATCCACAGCAAAGACCGTGTGTTGCTTGGCCGATTTTTTTTCCGTTTTTATCGAGTATGTTAATGCAATTACCCATTATCCAACCTCCCAAACCTCAACCTCTGCCCTCTCCTGGTGTTTCTTACAGTTATGCCGCCAGACATGGGCCTCAACGATCTGTCGATCATCAACATAAGCAATCCCGTTCAATCCATCACATATGGCTTTACTGATATTGTCCCAGTCTCCCGGATGTCCGGATACGTAAAGCTTTATCCTAATACCTACGTTTCCCGTAATCATCTTTACCTTAGCCTCTTTAGCCTTCCATCCAACAGCTAATTTATAGTCAAGATATCTCTGAGCAGAGGGCTTCCATTTGTCCTTCTGCGTCATTCTAACGGCAGGTACTGGCCTTCCTGTTACGGTAAAACTAATTACTGTCATAATACGACTCCACCGCCTCCCGCCAATCCTCCGGCCAATCGCCACAATGCACACAATGTTCACAGTCATCCCGGCAGCCAGTATGATGCAACCAGCAGCCGGGTTCTCCTGAGCTAAGCACTTTTCAACCAGCGCGCCATGCCCTTCAAAATCAGATCCAGAGCCACATCCACAAACTGGCACTTCAAGTGATCCAGTGCCTTGACCTTGGTCATTTTATTCATGCTCTCATGGTTCTTCTGGCAAAATTCCCTGACTTCCTCAACCTGCTGTTCTTCCTGCTCAGTCCTCTTAGCCATTACATGTACCCCCCCCCTATGCCAACTATCTGACTATTAACCTGTGCCAACAATCTCCTGTCCTTCTCCTGCTGAATCCTGAACTTTCCGTTTTCCCGGCAATCCCGGAACAGTACCATGTCTAACTCCTTTTCGCTCGCTGCGCGAAGTTGAAATCTATACTCATCACTGTCCAAAGGAAATTGCAGTAACTTATCGACAGTGGACATCATTTCACATCCATTGGGTGCTTGTCCTCTAAATCCGGGTAGATATATGCCATTGCCTTGGTTTTCTTGCTGCCCTGGCACTTCCTCCCCAACCCTCTTCCAGCCCCTCTTTGTCGCATATTCCACAAGGTTCCTCTCAGCCTCTTCCCTGGTCGGGACGTACGGCATCGACGTTGATTTCATGCAGGTAGGCGCATCTTCTCCGTCCTTTTGGTAGAACGTTCTGTACCCGATTATCCTGCCGCGAGAATTGTAAGTAATAAACAGTATCCGTCCCGTATCGTCTATGTGGTGGCAGGTCTCTCCGAAAGGATTAAATAGCTCCTGTTTCTGCCCCAAAACTGAAGGTTCCTGTTGCGGTTTTTCCTTCTCCGCCAAAGCTGGGGCTGAAAAACCTCTACAGGCGTGAAACAGCTTGCTATTTTCCTCGAAACCATGCCAGTTCGTTGCTTTAATACTAAAGTCAGCGTTGATGCACCGGTCCCGTAAAAATCCATTAGTCCCTGCTGGAGACTTAAATATGCAACCATCCGGGCAGTTGTCGTGAGTGTTATGAGTGCTTTTGTGGTTAAATTCGGGATTTTCTTTTAAAGGCAAAACATTGGATTCTGATACTGCAGTTTCAAAAACTCCCCGGCAGTTCTTCCACTTTTCTTCCGGATCCTCAGTGTAACTGTCGTTAAATAATTCTGGATTACTGCACCGGTAATGTTCTCTCTCCAAGTGCATCACTTTAACTTTATATTTACATTTATCAGGGCAGTCGAAGTGTGTATTCATTGTATTTTGCATGGTATATTCACTGTCCACTTCGACTACTACCGGTACCGGCTTATTGTGTTTACACTCGCCGTTTGAACACATCTTAAACGGCTGTCCCTCATTCATCACTGTAACGACGTGTTCACAGTTCACCTGGCATTTTGCCGTATACAGGAATGTGTTTTCCATGGTGTAAACTGGTTCCTGCTCCTGCATCTTAAGTTCCCAGCACTCAGGCTCGGTGCAGCGGAGTGTATGCGTCTCTCCGTCATTCGGGTCAATCAGATATGACTGGCCAATACTGCAGTCGCTGCAGTCAGCATGATCTGGCAGCGGCCTTGATTCTTCCCAATCCTCTTGTCTACTGGCTTGCAGATCAGCAGCTAATAAATCCCTGCGTTTTTTAGCCTCTGCCAGGAGTATTAGTAGATATTCCTTATCAACTTCAGTGCTGATGTGGCTGCCAAGCTGCTCTTCTGTCAAACCTTCCGCTACCTGCCTGAGAGTCTCCTTCTGCTCCTCGGATAGTGACTCTTGTTCCATATCGCCCAGCAACATCACATCATTCCACACGCACCCAATGCCTATCTGTTCCCTATGCATTGCAAGTTTTTTATACTCGCAAACTTCACATTTAAGTGTAATTTCTTGTTCCTGCACTCCTGCTGCCACTAAAGCCAATCTGCGGGCCTGTTCTGCTGTGACAGTATCTATTGCTGCAGCTATCTCCTGAGAGGATTTTAGTCCTTCCCTTTCCGCCTCACGCTCTGCTCTCAGCCTCTGCCGTTCTTCCTCTTGTCGTGCCAGTTCTTCCTCCAGTAGCCTTTTTCGCTCGTTTTCAGCAGCTATCTCCTTGGCCACTTCCTCGCTCTGAACAGCTATTTCTCTGGCTATCTCCCTGACTGGTAGCCCCTTAACAACACTTTCAGCCACACGCTCCATAATTTCTTGACCAAACATTAACTTTTTGGCGGCCAAAAGTTCTTTGGCGTGACCGGGCCCAATTATTCCACGTGAAATATTTTCCCTCACACTCTCCGGCAGCTCTAACAATCGCAACCGGTTTGCTATATGACTTTGGCTCTTACCCAGTCGCTCGGCTAACTCCTCCTGCTTCAGTCCGGCATCCAGGAGCAACCGGAACCCCTGCGCCTCTTCGATGGGGTTTACGTCCTTGCGCTGCAGGTTCTCGACAACCATAATTTCAAGCTCCTGCACTTCATCCAGGCCGTATCGGATAATTGCAGGTATTGCAGACAGCCCTACTTCCCGTGCGGCTCTCCAACGACGTTCCCCTGCTATCAGGCGGTATGTTCTTGGGGTTATTTCAGCCTCAACTACCACTACCGGCTGCAGTATTCCGACACTACGAATACTGGCGGCAAGCTCGGTCAAAGAGTTGTCATCAAAGATTTTTCTCGGATTCTGCGGATTCGGAATTATCATGTCAAGCGGTATGTTCATCATGCTCATATTCTCACCCCGTTCTGTTTATGTGGCCGGATCGGCTCCGGTCGGCTATGTATTTTGTCTAATAAGCGTATTCATAACACCCAAGGGCATCCCGCAAACCAGTTTTCCTTTCTGAAACTTTTTTCTGCTTTGTCTTCCTGGTTTTATAATTCCTTGGGCGGCATTTTCCGTTGTTTAGCCGCCAAGCCTTTATACTGCCTTCGCTCCGGTCCGTATATCCTGCCTCAATAAACTGTCTGTGCAGCTCCTTGGAAGGCAAATTCTGACTGGCTATGCGTTTTTCTTCGTCAGAATAGTGTTTACCCATCAAACAGCCCTCCTGACTTGGTCGACCAACCTAACAACGTCTCCATATTTCTCAATTCCGTACCTAGCCAATTCAAGAAATACGTAATATGCGCTTCGATGTTTAGGCGTGGCCCGACCGGACATTTTTTTCTTGACGATATCCTCAATTTTTAGGCTAACCTTGCCGGGATCCACTGTCCCGGCCTCGTGAATTGCCTGAATAACCAAATCTAAGGCGCTAACCTTAGCCATCAATGCTCACCTTCTTTCGTGTGAGATATAGTTGGAGTTTGGCCAAAAATCCTACGGGTGCAGATTCAAGTTTATCCAGTCTGGCAGTATGGCTATTGATTATGTCCTTTTTGAATCCATTATTTTCCTGCATTATTTCGAGGACGCGCTCAATAAGTTCTATGTCCTCGGTTAGTTTACCGACAAGAACAGTAAGATTGGGAAGTTGTTCCAGGTTTACAAGCCGCATACTATGCCCTGATATATTTTCCTCATGAAACCTGCTGATTTTCTTGAGTTTTATAATCTCTTGCTTTAAAGAGACATTTTCATCAACCAAAGAACTAATTTTTTGATACAATTGAGCGGACCATTTAGAGTTTACTAAAGCCAAATCTGTGGCCGCTTTAACTTTCCGCTCTAAACGTTGGATGCGTGTTTTTCGCTGTTTCATATCGCTTTAGCCTCCTGCCCATATTTACGAATATACCAGGTCATCCTTAACAGGCATTACCCAAATCTCCTGATTACTCAATTCCCAAGCATCAAGCTTACTCAGTAGCAGTGTCCGTAGTATTTGCTCCCCGATGGCTCGTGCTGCCGGTGGCGGTACCGCATTTCCGATCCTCTCACGCCACTTGGCATCTGATTTGCCTGCCAGTACTACTGGGCTTCCGTCCGGCATGTAAAGCGGGAATCCTTGGAGTGCAAGCAGTTCCCATGTTGTCAAAGGCCTATGCCAACTACCGTCTAGTGCTATGATTACCCATACTCCGCTTTCGGTGTCTTTCGGGATCCTGGGATCTGCTACTGCCGTATTGCCGGAATGAATATCAGCACCCGTGACCGTCTTTGCCGGGTCTGACCAATCCTGTACACCGTAACTGCCTGACCTGCATTTACAACTTAGTCTCGGATCCGCTATGGTTATAGCCCCGCTGTTTGGCCTGTGCGCCCCGGTTACTGTCGGCGCCGACTTATCCCACCTATACACCCGATATATAGCGTGATGGGTACCGTCTTTAAATCCGGTCCTTGGGTCCGCAATGGCTGAAGCTCCCGAACCAAAACGGGTACCAGTAACGCACGGGCCCGGCTCTGTCCAGTTGACTACTTGGTAAACTGCCGGGTGACGACCATCTCTCTTTGACAGCCTTGGGTCCGCAACTACAGCAGGGCAGTTGCTGCTTGATGCTGAGGCACTTCCGGTAATTGCCTGTGTCGGTTTATCCCAATCCAGAACACCCATAAGTCCTGGACTGCCATTAAACGTTTTTCCCATTTTTTCTGAGAGCCTTGGATCCGCTACTGCGGACGCTTGACTTCCTCCTACCCGCGTTTGTCCTATCACTGTGCCGGAAGGCTTTTCCCAATCCAAAACTCCCAAGGCTGCATTTCTCGGTATATGTTCAAGCCGGTATTCTTCCGGCGCTATTTTTTCAAGGTCTCGCCAGTCCCCACCAGCCGGGATAAGAGCTAACCTTACCCACGTTTTCCACTGCAACCGCGGTAGTCTGTGCATTATTCCACCTGCTAGACTGTCCGGCATAGGCAGCGGCCCTAAGATTTCACCAATTGACCGAACCTGCAGTTTTGGTGGTTGGTAGATGAAGTTTTGCACTTTTGCAGGGTTCCTGGCTATGAGCAGGTACCGCTTTCTGTGCTGTCCCAGTCCACCCAGCTCTCCACAGTCGTGATATCCTTCATGAAAAACATACCCGGCACGGCTCAGCAGGCTTTTAATTTCATGCAGCAGCTCCTTACCCCGGGTCGTTATTCGCGGGACGTTTTCCAGAAGAATTATGCCGGGCAGATCATCGGCAAATGCCTCCAAGGTTAGCCGTAAGCCTCTCACTGTCAAGCGATTAAGCGCCTGATATTTCTCGCTTGCCGCTGATTTACTGGGAAGTAGACCTGAGAAACCTTTGCATGGCGGGGAAGTAAAAACCACATCCGGAGCTATTCCCCGGGCCACTTCCCGTACATCTTCCGGGGTGACTTCTCGCCAACTTTCAGGCGGCTCTTTGCCGTGAAATGCTCGGTAGTCATTACGGCTAAACAGGTCCATCTGCACCGCTGGGGCTCCGGTCAACATCTCAAAATCATTGCAGGCATCAGGATCACAATCTATGCCAGCTAAGGTGATAAAGTTTGCAGATACTCCCCGGTATTCTGTTTCAGCGGCCTGCATCCCCAAAGCGGCCCCGCCTATACCGGCGAAAAGATGCAGGACTGCATATGTGTGCTCTATACTGTTCACCCCTCTTCATGAAGTTATTTAAGCAGTGCCTCGTCTCGGATAAGCCATATCCTCGCGGGCTTCACGTATCATGCCATCAGTTATAGAAAAGCTCCGGCCTATCGTAAACCCCTGCATTTCTCCTGTTTCCCCGCAATTGCAGCAGGTGACTATTGCTCTACCAGGTGATTTCCAGGAGTTTACATCCACCATGGGACTTCCGCAGCCCATACAGAAAAGTATCCCTGCTGTGCAAAGTTTGCTATCCTGCATCAATTTCCACCTCGCTTTTGCCGCCACCAAGATCACTAAACCTGGTGTATTCTTTTTCCCATTTCAATTCCAATGTTCCAGTTGGGCCCTCACGCTGCTTAGATATCATGATTTCTGCAATGCCTTTTTTTAGAGTCTCAGGGTTGTAATACTCCTCCCGGTAGATAAAAGCTATCACGTCAGCATTGTTCTCAATCCCGCCACTCTCCCGTAGGTCTGACATTTGCGGGTGCTTGTCTGCCCGATTCTCCACACTCCGGCTAAGCTGTGCCAAAGCGACAACCGGAACGTCCAACTCCTTCGCTAGTGCCTTCAAGGAGGTAGCTATTTCAGTTATTTCCTGGTCCCTAGTCCCTACTTTTCTGTGGCACTTAATAAGCTGCAGGTAATCAATAACTACCAAGTCCAGTCCGTCACGTCTTTTAATTGCCCGACATTTTAAGCGTATCTCTGGAACGGTAACCACCGAAGCATCTTCGATAACCAGATTTGATTTATGCAATTTCTCCCCAAGATTATTAACCTCGTTCCACTCCTGCTGATTCAGGTTGCCGATTCTGAACCGGGAACCATTTAACAAGCAGTGCTGGACAAAAATCCTGTTAAGAATCTGCTCTTTGCTCATTTCTAGGCTGAAAAAAGCTACCCCCTTGCCCCCAAGTGCTGAATATTTCGCTATTTCTGTGAGTAGCGATGTCTTGCCCATACTTGGCCTGGCAGCTATAATTATCAGGTCTTTTCGTTGTAGGCCGTTGGTCATGTATTCAAATCTTTTAAACGGCATTTTCAGTCCGGTTATACCAGGTTTTCTGTCCTCGATGCTCCGTATATAGCCTAGAACATTATCTTTGACCCGGTATAACTCAGCGCTTTTTTCCTGTCCAAGTTCGTGAAAATACTGTTCGGCCTCTGCGATCAGTTCTTCCGCCGTCTCATAGTCTCCGTCATAAGCCTTGTTTGATATTCTCCCTGCTCCAGCAACCGCTTTGCGTAAAAGGCTATACTCCCTAACCTGTTTGGCGTAATAACCGGCATTTGCTGCTGTTGGCGAATAGGTTATGAGCTCTGCTATGTAGGTTGCTGATATGTCAGCAGCTTTGGCCGATACAGATACCAGATCCGGGGCTATGTTTTCAGCTTCAAGCTCCAAGATAGTACGAAATATCGCGCCATTCCGGTTGTCGTAAAAATCATTTTGGGTTAATATGCCGCTGATCTCGTCGATGATTTCTTTGTCGCGAAAGACAGCACCAAGCAGGGTTTTTTCTGCCTCCAAATTTGCAAGTGTTTTCATTTGCGATCACCCAACGTTTTTAGGTAAAACTGGTAGTTTTCGTCGTCTTCAAAAGACGGTTTTGGGCTGGCTGGCTGTTGTATCACAGTAGGGCTTGCCCTGGTTTTACCATTTTTCTTTTTCTTAAATTCTGCATCCACCCTAACAACACCGGCCATTGTGGTTACCTGATTGTCTACCCAGTCATTTAGTATAGTCACGGTATAGCTTAACCTGGTCTTGCCTTGCAATCTTGTTCTCCTAATTGCCTCGCAGACAACTGACTTCTCCATGCCATCATCGACATAGCTTTGCAGATTCTCCATTTCGTTAGGACTAATAAGCCTACCAAATTCCTGTTCGTAAACTTTAACGAAACTTTCCTCTTCGCGATCATGATCATTATGATCTTTTAGTTTAGTTTCGTTTAGTTTATTTAATGCGGCATGGTTGTCGGCATGGTTGTCGGCATGGTTGTCGGCATGGTTGTCGGCATGGTTGTCGGCATTAGATGCCGACAAATCATCTACCGTCTTTTTGTCGGTACATTTGTAGGCATTAGATGCCTGCTTTTGTACCGACTTTTCTTCTACGTAAAAGGGTATTATTGAATATAAAGCAGCTTGGCTTCCTTTGCGCTGTCGCCACTTAATTCTGCCCTTCTGCGCTAGTTCGTTCCTGGCAGATGATACAGTCCTGGGTGCAAGTCCAGACTTAACGCATAGCACCGATACGGCCACAGCAAACTCATCCATCCATGCTGTTTTATTGTTTATGTGCATAAGCGCATGCCATAAAGCAATGCCAGATAGTGATAGTCCGTTTGTTTCGAGCCAATCATAGAATGCGTTAAGTTCTTTGATATAGTTCATATTTGCACCCCTGTTATCCGTTTGCTATATCTAACTCAATAACCATGTCAATCGCCTTTTCTAAGCATTTGCATGGATTTTTATAAATCTCACTTCCGGTAAATCTAGCTATCAACCAACCTTGGGATTGTAAATATCGATCTTTTTTCTTATCCCTTCTAGCCTGTTTTTCAGTTCTCTCGTGATAGTCATGACCATCACATTCAATAGCCAGTTTGTATGAATTACTTCCAAGTTCTAAAAATAAAGCTATATCAATCCTGTAGACACCTACTTTGTATTGCGGGCAAAAACGATCAAATGGCTTTCCATTATTAATCCCATCACGCATACCAATGGCAAATATTTCAGCTATCATTAATTGCTCAATTGGTGATTCGCAAGCATTAGCACAGTGGTAAAAATAATCATCAGTATGTTTTATGGATTCTTTCTTGCGTTTTTCGTAATAATTAAGTATGTTATTTTGTATGTTTGAAGGATCTATATTGGGTTTATATGTCATAAATATCCCTCTTTAAAAGAAAGTTTCCCCGGAACCGGCTGCCACACCGGTCCCGGATATATAGGAGGTTTAGGCATTATGCCTTAAGCTTTTTCTTCAATCTCCTTGGGTAATATCCCACAAAAACAATGTTTCTGGTATTCAACTATAAGCTTGTCCAACTTTTCCGAAGTCTCTAAAAGCCTCTCCGGTGGGCAGCTATAGAGCTTATTTCTCAGTCGCTCAATTTTAATCCTAAGCTTGGCTTTTTCTCTTTCGTCTATTATTGCCACCTACTTAAAGTTCGTACTTATCAAGCAACGTACCGCAAAAACACTGACCTTTACGTATCTTCTTATGCCTTGCACCAGCACTACACGATTTATCCCCGTTGCCTCCGCGAGTACATTCAGCACAATCAACATACAGTTTTCCTCTTGAATCTTTTCCGCTACTCTTAGGCTTTACCGCCATTGCGCACACCTCCATGACTCTTCTTAAACTGCCTATCGCGCCAGTTAACCTTTATCTCAACGGTTATTTTGTGGCAGCACCCTGGGCACTCATAATCCTGCTTGCCGTCTTCCGGTGCCATAACCACTGAGATGTGACATTCACACTTCGGGCAGAAATATCTAATTTCCAACTACTTCACCACCATCACTCTGGTTCATGTATCGGCATTGCTGTAGCCGTTATCCTATCGCTCTTAAAAATTATAGGAGTTAAGCCGCCTTTGCAGCATATATCAAATACCTCATCCCCCATGACCATAAGAGCGGTATCAAGATACTCTTTATTAACTGTCATGCGAGCTTTAGCAGTATTCAACTTTACCGCATAATCTAGCTTCCCAGAAGGATATACTTGTACTAAATCGGTTAATGTACCGGCAGTGCAGTCGCTAACTATTAACTCAGTGTCCGCCATTACTTCTAGGAGTTTTTTGATATTGATGGCCGATACTTTGCGATCAACATGTTCCTCAAATCCACTCCTGGCGTCCCATTTTATGCGAGTATTTTTAAGATTGTCCGGTATGCAGTCAGACTTTATAATTACTGCTATCTGACCACCATTACAGGCTATTAACTCGTTTTCTGTAAGGTTGATATAATAGAACGATGCAGGTAAATCATCTTCTTTAGCCGCAAAATACGACGCTCTAATAAAGTCATTAGTAAACGGATCGTCTGTGAATACGTTAATATCTTTAACCCTGGACTGCAAAAGCTGCTTTTTAATGTCATAAATCCTTAAGTCCAAGGTATCCATTCTTCTTTCGACGTTATCCCTTTCTTCTGTCACATCAAATATTTGCTCATCCAACTCATCATAGCGACTAGACAATACTGCACGTTCCTTAGTTAACTTAATGAGTTTTTGGTCTAGCTCTAAATTGTTCATATTAAACACCTCACGACCTGTCCTACTACAAACAAAAACGCTACCACAATAACACCGTACCCGATAACCAGATCCCCCGACCTGTCCTTACCCTCCAACCACTCCTGGGTTCGTGTTACTACCCGCTCAAGATATTTAACTAACTGCTTAATTAGGGAGGCTTTCCGATAACTTCTCCTGATCTGTAAACGGCAGTGCATTGCTGTCATCCTCCTCCCGCTCCAATTCAACATCCTCTAAACCAAATTCCAGGAGAGAAGGCTCGCTATGCTGTTCAATGGCCCTAGCAATCTTCCGCACGTCTTCCGACCACAAGCCATGCCGACGTACTGCCGCAGCAAAATCCTCTATGTCATGGCTTACCTCGTACCATATCGGATTTCCGTCTTTGTCATCGTCGGCCTTTCTCCCGCAGTGGCTGAGTTCGTGGTCTATTAGTGCTGTCTTCTGGTGCTGCTCCAATAAACGCCACACTTTACTGTTAATCACGACACAGAAGTCATAGTCGGTGAGGTGCCTTTCCCGTGCGGTCACCTTTAGAGCTCTGCCCCAGGTAGTGCGGTCTTTGCTTGACCACGGCCCTTCCCGAAAAAGGTACTTAATTCTAGCCTCTACCAAGTGCCCATGATGTTTACCTATGCACTTTCGCGCAATCATTTCAACCTCATAAGCATCATCAAACTCAATTAATGCCATTCTCAACTCACCTTCTTGCGATTGTTTTTCGTGGGCGCCGCGTTCATCTTCTGAAGCGCCTTATCTACCGAATATCCAGTAATAATGCTCAAATATAGCGCAAGATAATTAGCTTTCACCGAGCCACCTTCTTTAGCCCATCAGTTATCCGTGCCATCATGTTGGTGTCATGGTCAATAAGTAGTTGTTTTATCTCTCCGCTCCTCAACTCAACACCAATAGAGCAGTTATTTTCAAGCATCAGTCTATTTACCGCATTTGAAACTCTAGTTAGCTTTTCCTTAGCTGCGTCAGTCTTCCTGTGCTCATCTTGAGTGTCTATATTGAATTGCTTGATAACATCCTTGACGGCTTTAATTAGCTGCTCACGACTAAGCTTCGCATAACCTTTGACCTTATTCTTCCGACAGCACTTCCGCAAATCGGTTAATGTCCAATCATCAACGGAAGGTATATTTAAAACGATTTCCTTCGTTGCAATTTCTGTCATAAATATTTTCACCTCGCAATTAACTAACTGACTATATCCTCCCAGCCAACACCGATGTAATCAAGTACGGCACCCCAACCCATTTTGTACATCCAAAAATTCCACTCTGCCGGACTGTCCTCTCTAAGCCTATCGAACCTATGGGGTCTCTTTTCCATATGAATACCAAACCCGCACATGGTGCATCCGGTACGCTTCGCCCTGGTAGTGTCCAAAGTCCCGTCAGGCAACCTAACTATTTCTCCGTATATCTCAGGTACCTGAACCCGCAGGTCAAGCGATAACTGCAGTAAATCGGTTTTTGAGAATATCGCAAACGGGCAACTTCGACTAACTGTTTTTCCGTAGTAGTTGCATCCATGAGCAACAAGCGCTTTAGCCCGTCGCCCCCCCTCAGAGGCCATGAGTCCCATATAGACGTATGATTTATTTTCCCTCGCAAACCTGTCGCAAGGCTTTTCCTTCATGTGGTAGCAGCAGTCGGCACTTACTTTAAAAGGCGCCTCCTGCTCTGCAAACAGCTTTAGCCACTTCTGAGGTAGTTTCATGTATGAGGAATACTTAAATCCTCCCTGCGCCCCTGTCTGGCCTGTCAGAATCGCATGTCTGACGGTAGCGTTCTTTTCTGTCGGGTTTTGTAGTAGCTTTATTTTGTCGGCAACAGCCTTACTTATGACCGGGTACCCGTGTTCCTTTAGAACCTGAGTTTTAGTCTTGCACGGCTTCAGCAGGACCATGTTATCCATGTTTTTGTGTATCCGCTGAATGCTCCGGTCCTCCAGAGCGGATACGGAAACGCCGACAATATCTTTATTAACGAATTCTCTAAGAAAGGCAAGCAGCGTGATGCTGTCCAATCCCCCGACACTACAGAAAACTTTTCCGTCCATCTTCTCGTAAAACTCACGACCTATAAGCTTTGCGTGATCTACTTTTAGTTCGTAAGGCAATGTCTGTCTGAACATAAATTCTTGTGGAGTCATAACATGTACTCCTTTCGCATATGAATAATTAGAGGAAGATTGTTCCAGTGCAGGAGATTAAAAAAAATTAATCATCTCTACATTTACACCTAGGACATTGCTTAACCGTAAATGATCCGAAACTAGGTTCTCGGTCATGGTCAAAATAGATGTGTTTTATGCGATAATAAGTAGCTCTTTTCGGTATTACCTCTCCACAAAAGTCACATAAATGATCTTTTCTGCTCCTTGGAATACGTTTAACTGACTTACGATCCACTAAACCACCTTATTTCTTACCGCACCGAATACCCACCGGGCAACCACGGCATTTTTTCTTGCCGATATACGCCCTTCACGGTATCCAGTGCAGTATATTTCTTTCTCATGCTTTCCGATGGGAGGCAGTTTTGGCCTACCCAGGAATCCAGCGTTAAAACCGCTCTGATATGGATTTTCCAATGTTCTGCCTCCCCTTGTGTATTTTTTAAAACGACTGTATAATTATCCAGAGTGTTTATTTTTGCGGCGGGAGTTCTGGCTCCCGTCTTTCTTATGTAATCATCACCTTGCTTCCACCCTCTCCGGTATCAATAACCTCAATCACCTGTGGGAACCTGGCTTTCAGAGAAGGATCGTGACTTATTGCAATCACCTTCATATTACTATTTACAGCAGAGATAACTTCTAGGGCATCACAGTAAGCGTCAATTGCATCTGCACTTAAAAATGGTGGTTCGTCCAAAAAGAGCATTCCTAACTGAATACCTGCCCGCTGCGCCTTTAGTGCTGCTATTGCAAATGCCATACTAAGCGCTGAACTAACCTTCTGCCCACCTGAACGTGACAAATACGGCAGACTACCGCGAATATAGTCGATGATCTTTATATCCAGAGTATTAACTTCACGTTTATTAGACTTCTGGATTCTCTCGGTTTCAATAACAAGCGACATCTTACCGCCCGTCATCTGCCCTAGAATATCGTTAGCCTTCGCGCTTAACTCCGCAACAACCGACCGGATAACGGCAAACGGTACTCCATCCTGTCCAAACGCCTTCGCAAGCACCTGATACTGCACAAGTAGCTTAGCTTTGGGTTCCATATCCTTGGCTAACTCCGCACGTTCAAACTCTAACTTTTCGAGTACTTCGAGTTTTGTCTTTAACCCGCCGATCTGAGCGTGAATAGAGTTTTGTCGATCTCTTAAGTCTGCCAGCTCCGTAGTTGTGCGCTCAGCATAAACTTTTTTCTCAGACCGTTCTGGAAACGCCGTAACTAAGCTATCTATCTGTAACTCAATATCTGCCTGTTGCAATGACTTACTATTAATTTCAACCCTCAACTGCTCAATGCGTTCCTCGGAACTAATCTTAAGTTGTCGGGCCTGGGGTAGTTCATCCTTAGCCGCAACCCACGCCTTTAGCTTCGGGAGGCGTTCCTCCATCGTCGATAGGGGTTTTAGTTCCTCAGTCAATTTAGATGTTTCAATGATACTGCAATGATGTTGTTCTACTAACTTGGTGCGCTGTTCTTCCTCTCGTTCGCTTTGCTTCTTTAAATTTTCAAGGAGTTCAACCTTCGCCTGGAGTGCTGCGGCAAGTTCCGCTTTACCTCTTAGCTTTTTAATGGTCTGATCGGCTTCAAAGTGAGCATCCATATCATAACCTATGGCTTTTTCATCCTTTTCTAGCGCCTGCACCTGCTCATAAAGCGCCTTATGCTCTGCCTTTTTCTCGTCAATTATTGCCTCGATTCTTGATATACTTGCCTTGGCTTCCTGTGCATCAGCAAGGAACAGGCACGTTGCTTTTTCTGAATCAATACATCCCGAATCTTCCAGCATCTTAACTTTATTCTTGGTTTCGTCAAGGTTACTTTGCCAATGCGTTACTAAATCACTTATGCGATCAGTATTTTTTTCGATCTCCATGATCTTGAGGTTAATCTCGGATCTTTTATTATTTAATTCTGACTGCCGATCAAATACAATAACCGCCTGTTTGTACTGCTCCGCCGCCTGTTCCAGTTCTGTCCGATTAGATAAAAACTTTTCTAATTCAGCGAGCTGTGAATTGACGTTTAAAATGCGCTGCTCGGTCTGTGATAAGTCTGTATTTAACTTCTGATTCTCTTTTCTTAACTCTGCCAATCTAGGTTCCTTAGCCTTCAAAACAGTAACAGCAACATTGACCTGCTCATACTCTGCTGCCTTCTCTAAAATCTTTTCTTCCATTTCCAGCCTCTTACCAGCACCATCAAACAATGCTTGCTGCTTCGCCTTCTCCGCTTCTTTCGCGGCGATCTCCTGTGCCAGCACATCAACCTGCTTTTTCAATTCCTCCGCCCGGTCAACCTTGGTCTGCAACTCCCGGATCTGTGCTTCGAGTGCTTGCAGTTCCAATTCTTTCATAGTAACTGCCTGCTCCGATTCCTTTAATTCTGCCTCAACGGTTGCCAAGTTTTCTTTGACCGCCGGCTTTTCTTTTAATTCATTATCAATATCCGCAACCTTCTGCTTTAACTTTTCAAGTTCCCGATTGGTCTCGGTTATTTTATCCTTGGCCAACTTCTCCAACTGATCATAAACACCAAGTCCCAAAATATTACCGAGTACACTCATTCGATCTTCGCGATCTGCTTCCAAAAACAAACCATACGCACCTTGCATAATCAGACCACAGCACTTAAAAGTCATGGCGTCCATGCCTAACAGTGCAACGATCTTCTTCTGTGTATCGTCCTTCTTCGGCTCACTACGGTCAACCCACTGCCCCTCTACCTGCTCCTGTAAGGATAAAGTAACCTTGCCGCTCCTAAGCCTTGTTCTGACCACCTTCCAAACCGTCTCTCCCATGCCAAATTCAAAATCAATCATACCGGACTTTTCGCCGTTACTGATCCAGCCGGTCAAGTCGCCCTCTCTTGGTTCTTCATACAGGCAGTCATTCGGTGCATCCATGAACAGTGAGGATTTGCCGGTTCCAATGTCACCCGTCACCACAGCGAAGTTAATTTTTTCAAAGTCCATAGATTCTTCGCTATATGAGCGGTAGTTTCTGACCGTTATCCGACGCGGCACAAATAGTCCTGAGAGTTTACCTGCTGGCAGTTTAACTGACACAGTGTCGATAAGGGGTTTTGATAACTCAATTAAGGGTGCCGCGTCTTCTAGGCTACTCCCGTTATCCTCCAACCACTGCAGTAGGTTGTCCAAGGGATCTGAATTTTCAGACATGCCCTCCTTGATAAGTGCCACATTGTCCATTTCTCGCTTGATTTCCGATACCCAGAACGCCCCGGCATCATGCAGTGCTTTTTCAAGTGCTTTGCGGTTAAGTTGTTTGTCTAAGTCGTCACTACAGGCATAATGGACGCGGACAACGGCATTTTCTACCGACTCGTAATATGGAGCACCTTCATTATCTAGTTCGTACCAAACTTTTGTTCCATTCTCAATAAAGTGCTTTACGTCATAATCATCCATTTTTTGCGTTAAGAATCTGCGGTAAGGAGCTGTAATAAATTTTGTAATAACGTCGCGTTTCATAGTGCCATCAATGTATCTTGTGAGTGAAGTTATCTCATGCACCAAAAACCCTTTCGCCTGCCCTGACTCTCCGTGAGTAAAGCAATTAATTCCCCCGCTGTACCATGTCGGTCTGCCGCAATTATCTAAAAACTGTACCGCGTGAATATGGCCCAAGCACACCAGATCAAAGCTACTCGTTTGCAACGCTTCTCTCGGCAACACAACTTCCTGCTGCTGGAATACATGCTCACCGTTGTCTAGCTGACATCCAACGACAGTATAGTGGGACATTAGCACCGAAGGGTATTCCTCGGTTAACTGTGCGTTCAACCCCATAACCATATCGCCAAGTAACCTCGAACATTCTATATTCTCCTGCGTTGCATCCATTCCGGGGAACTGAGCCCTAAAGTAACCTTTATCAAATCCCGGTAGCGTTGCGACTTGCAGCATCCCAGAATTAGTTGATACAAATAACAGTTCTGGCGCAGTGGATACGATAAGATCAGGTATTTGCATTGCTCGTATGTTTTCAAATGCCTGCCGCGAATCGTGATTTTCAGTGCCAAACATTAATATTACCGGGCATATTTCGGTTAACAGCCTAAGATATTTAACCGCTATACTAATCTCTTTCAGCATCTGATCCGCCCATAACTTGCTTTTATGAAACAGGTCTCCGCTGATTAATACAACATCAACCTTCTCTAACTGCGCCTGTTCAACCAAGAATTCGATACATTTTACCGTATCCATCATCCGCGCATTCTCACCGCTAATAACTGGACCAGGGAAGGCACCAATGTGCCAATCCCCTGAATGTAGTATCTTAATTGACATTTTGAGCACCTGCCTGTGTGATAAGTTTCTGGCAATTCATGCAGTAGCACTTACCACCAAAGTTATCCTCTGAGAATTTTTTAATCCTCTGCGTAACCTTTGCCTTACAGTGAATGCAGGCAAGAGGGTTATTTTCTTCCTCATTTAATTGTCCTGAAGAAGCTTCATCATCGGATGGTGGCAAATCATCATCGCCATCATCTGGCGGTAAAGCTACTGTGCCATCTTCCATGACAACTCCACCTCCAGCAGGTGGCAGTGCTGGTACTTCAGTAGTAGTAAGTTGCGGTGATGTTCTTGGCGCAAATAAAGCGTTCCTGCTGTTGGCATAGCTTTCAATGAGTGCCTTCTTCATGTCTGGGTCATGTGTGTTTAGAACGACTACCGCCACCGCAAACGGTTTAGCAAGTTCGGTGGCAGAATATACTCCCTTAATCCCCAACCCGGCACGGAGTGCCCTAAGTAACGCCTTTGTTTCGCACTGCGCAGCCATGTGCTCAATTTGTCCCTTGTAGTTGGCCTTGTTTAACTCTTTCGTCGCCGTATACCTACGGTAACCACCTGACGGTTCTGGTACCATAATACTGACCTGATACCCACAATCACTTTTAGTGGCGCAGTTACCGCATTGAGGAGCTTGTCTTATTGAAGCCGCCACTTGCATACACCTCTGGCAAGCTCGCGGGAAAATCGTCTCACTCTTTTCCATAATCACGTTGGCTGCTGTCATAAGTTTTAAACAGCCAATCTTTGTTAAGGCTAAACCGTCACCCTGCTTATAAACGTCACCCTTGCCGTCCAATTGTTGGGTGTCTAACTGCACTAAGTTCACCATAACCTTGTGTAGCGGTGATAACTCAGTTAAAGTGCAAGGAAATAAGCGATTAAATTTAGTTTCTGGGTAGTTATTGATCTCAGCTACTACCGGTAAGTTTTGCTCGGGCATTGCCATATTAAACCGCCTCCCCGGCCATTAACGAAGCCACAACCCTGTATGCCTTAAGTTCGTTCTGTAATTTGTTTAATGCTGCCCTAGCAACACTAAGCGCACGTTCATCAGTAGCTAAAACCACTCTCTCCTCTTCCGTAGCCTGGAGAACCTGAGCCTGACGTTGCTCC